TCGACGGATTGCTCGAACGGCGACCGGCACCGGCATTCATGCGCGTCGGGGACGTGGCGCTTGCCCCGCCCGCAGAAGGTTCGACGCTCGGCGGGTTGCTCATTTGCGCCGGTCCTGTAAAACTGCTCGGGTGGGTCGAGAACCACGGGGATTTCGCGGTCATTGACGTGAATATGGACACGCTCATCGCAGTTTGGGAAACCTGATGTCGAAGGTTGCAAAAGTCGTTGGTGTTGTCGCTGGTGTCGTGGCGGTCGTTGCGACGGGCGGTGCGGCGCTCGGGCTTGGTCTGGCTGTTGGTGGCACTGTCATCGGTGCCGGTACGATCGCCACTATTGCCAGCGTCGTATCTGCTGCGGCCATGCTCGCATCGCAAGCACTCGCCAAACCGCCATCGGCGCGCGGATCGGTCAATACGATGCGTGTCGAAGCGACACCGAAACAATCCTATGCGATGGGTGAAGGTCTGGCGGGCGGTGTGCTACGGCACGACACCGCGTGGGGGCCGACGCTGAAAAAGGTGCCCAACCCATACCGCTTCATGGCGGTGGTCTATTCCGGCTGCGGCCCGATCCATTCAATCAGCCCGCGCGTCGATTTCGAAGCTGTCAGCAGTTGGTATAACGGCTTCCTGTTCACCGACACCCAACTCGGTGCGACACCCGAAGCGGATGCACTCTCGCCGCAATGGTCGGGCACGCCGAATTGGGGGAGTTCCTACAAACTATCCGGTCAAGCCGCGATTGGTTGGTCGTTTCTGTTCGACAAGGACGGTAAGCGGTTCGCCAGCGGCATCCCGCCGCTTGCTGCATACGGCAAGTGGGTCAAGGTGTACGACCCGCGTCTGGACAGCACGCAATCGGGCGGCTCGGGATCGCATCGCCTCGGTGACGAAACGACCTACGAGTGGTCCGAGAATCCCGCGCTGCACGCCGGTATGTACGCCTATGGCCGCTATCAGAACGGCAAGCGTGTCATGGGTATCGGCATGCCGGCTGATGGGATCGACTGGCTCACAGTAATGGCATGGGCCAATGTGTGCGATACGAACGGTTGGACCATTTTCGGCGTGCTGTTCGAACCGGACAATCGGTGGACCAACCTCAAGGACATCTGTTTCGCGGGCGGCGGTCAACCCATACCGGGCAGCGTGCTGACGTTCAAATACGCCGCACCGGTCGTCGCACTCGATACCATCGTCGAAAACGATCTCACCGAAGACAATCGCAGCGTCACCACGATGCAGAGTTTCCGCGACCGCCTCAACACCGTCGTCCCGCAGTACATCAGCCCGGATCACAATTGGGAGATGGTCGACGCGGAAGCGGTGGTGAACAGCACGTTCCTGTCCGAAGACGGCGAAGAAAAGCGCGATGTGTGGCCGTTCAACTTCGTCAAAGATAAGGATCAGGCTACACAACTCGCGGCGTATCGGCTGTATGATACACGCGAACTCGCACCGATTACGCTGACTTGCAAGCCGCGCATGCGTCACTATCGACCCGGTGAATGTTTGCATGTAACGTTGCCGCGTCTCGGTCTCGACACCGATGCGATCATTTTGACGCGTGAAATCGACCCCATAACCATGAAGGTGACTCTCACCCTAATGGGTGAAACACCAGCGAAACATGCATACTGCCTCGGTCAAACCGGTGTCGCACCACCGACACCAGCAATCGGTCAAACTGCGCAGGAGCGCGATGAAGCGGCTGCGGGTGCAACAAGCGTGTCGGCTCGCCGTCTTGTCGCCAAGACCAATCAATTCCCGTTGTCCGCCGATGTCGGTGAGATCGACATTGCGACGTTCGATGCGACTTTAACCGATGGCCGGGATATTTCGTTCACTGGCACAACCCTGACCACATTGCAGGATGGTGTGACCGCGATCTCGGACGACACGACCTATGCGGTATTTTGGGATTTGATCGACGAAGAATTCTTCCCGGTCGAGGAACCGGCGACTACTGCTTTTGCGGATAGCACCAATGTCTTCATCGGTTGGCAGACCACGCCTGATGGTGGAGGGACTTACAGCCCGCCGCCCGACGCACCGCCCGGATATGGCGGCGGGGGCGATCCGAATTATAATATCCCTTGATAGAAGCACTGGCCCGCTATAGGGTCCGATAAACGACCAGAGGCATCAGATGTTCCCCAAAGCGTCCTATACGATTACCGCCGACCGGTATGCCCCGCACGAAGATTATATCGACGTGATCGGTTATGATTTCACCGGCGCGACGACCAAAATGGAAGTTCGGGACACTCCGAATGGTGGCACAGTTCGGGCGACGACCGATGACACCGTGACTGTCGACATCGATGTGACCACCACCGAAGGTGTTCCGACCACTCGTTTCACATGGGTCATTCCAGAAGTGACGATGGAGGCAATGCCGACCGATCCTGCCGATCCGTCCGGGCCGCACGAACTCTCTTACGACATGCACATCACTCCGAGCGGTGGGACCAAATTCGTCGCATGGGGTGGTAAATTCATCGTTGACGAAGGGACGACACAGTAATGCCCGGAACTATCCAAGTGGTGAACAACCAGACCGTTTTGCAGGCTGGCGAGAACGGGATTGCGATTCGCGAAGATCGTGCGGCTGTCGAAGCAGCGGTTGCGTCAATCGACAACACGGTTGCAGGCATCGAAGCGGTGTCCGCGCAGGTGTTCATCAACGGCACGGTGTATTGGGATCGCACCGATCGAAAATTGAGTTTCCCTCAGATCACCGGTCGACTGCGTGACAGCGGGTCAAGTTTCACGACTTGGACGCCGGCAGGTAGCACCATGTGGGAAGCAACCATGCCTTCGAGCGGGTCGGGTTTGGTCTATCTCGACACCACCATCGGATCGAGCAGCAACCCCATTGAGGTCAGCGCGTCTCTGGCTGTCATTGACCAGGACGAAACGAAGATACCGCTCGGCTATTGGTGGCAGCGCAATTTCGTCGGCTTCCTCGATTTTCAAATACAGGAGACATGGGCGATCGACCGGCGCGTCCAGCACGTCGCGTCAAATCTCTCGATCGTTTTTGTCCCCTCCGCATCAGGTTCGACCTACGGGTTGACTACGGGTTCGCAGGGCAGTTGGTTGGTGCCGCTGACTTTGCGGCATGTTATTCTCGGGAATACCGTGAGCACCATCGCCAACACGGCTTCCGCAGCAACGGACCCGACCGGCACCTTCACATGGTCCAACTACACACAGGTTGATGTTGGGCACGGCGCGGAAAGCACGCTCTGGCTGGACGTTGGCGCAAACACTGTTTCGGAATCATCGCGGACGGGTTTCATGCGCGGCACCAATTCGGGGATTGTTTCGTTGGCTGTTCGGCACTCCGGCAACGGGCGGGTTGTGGGTCTTTCCGGCCTTCGCGCGTACACCGCCGGCGAAGACCCTGACGGGTTGTTCGATCGAGTGTCGACCAATGAAGCCGCGATTGCTGCGATGGATTCGAACGTGCCCGTTCTGTCCAGCGGCGAACGCTTGCGTCGCTACCTCAAGAAACTGGCGATCAATGAGGATGGTGGTACAGAAGTCATTCGCATCTGCGCCGGACCGTGTGATAGCTGGTGGGACCGCCCCTATGCCGGGGCCGAGTTGCTGGCGCGTTTCGCAGCGGACGGTATTGCCATGTCGTCGAGCGGCTACATCAACCTCAATCCCGACTTGGAGAAATCCAATGGGGTGACGATCACGCAAGGCGATGGCTCGACCGCACTCAATGACGGAGTTGCGGATTGGACGCATGAGGACGCGCACACGGGTTCTGGCAACGGCCAGCTTTCCGGTTCTGGCAATGCACTGTCCACCACAGACACCGACCGTACCTTCCTCGCTACGGGCATCAAGGCCGAAACGATCCACCTAACCTATCATGATACCGGGACGGGCGCGTTCCGCTATCGCACCAATGGCGGATCGTGGACGACTGTAACGATGCTCGACAGCGGCGATGCGCTGCGCATTCAGGTGGCATCGGGGCTGGCAGGTTCGGCAAATACGCTGGAGATCGACACCACCGTCAACGCCGGAGGGCAGACCGTGCGCCTGCTCGACATCTACGCCGATGGCACGGCGGCGGGCGTTCAGTTCAACCAAATGGCCAATGCCGCGAGCACCGCGCTGGATTGGGATGGTTTCGTGGGTGCGTGGGTGCGCGAGATCACCGCGATGGATGTTGATCTCACCATTGCCGCACTCGGCGTTAACGACCAACGGCAAGGCGACAGTCCCGCGACCTTTGGCACCACGATGCAAGGGATACTTGACGATTACACGGCGGCACTGCCTTATTCGCAGGTGCTCATGGTTTGCCCGCCGCGTTGCTCTAGCGAGGGCGACGGCGGAACATCATCTATGCAGGATTTTGGCGCGCAATACTCCGCGCTTTATGTCGCCAATGACTTCACCGAGATTTGCCGCCTCGACACGCTGTGGGGGTCGTTCGCAGAAGAAGATGCGACCCCTACGACATTCGAGCCGGATGGCGACCACTTGAACGACGCCGCTAATTCCGGAGCCTACAAACGGTACATCGGTGCGTTCTACGACCGGATGCTTCGCAGGTTTGTCTGATCCCGGTTGATTCTCACACAAAGGTTAACACAATGACCCAACTGACCGACAAGACCCGCCGCATCCAGACCGTCCTGGGCGTCCCGAGCGATGGCAAGTACGGCAATCAGACCGCCGATGCGATCCTCTCGAAGATCGATCCGCAGAAGCCGTTCGACCGTACCGCATTCCTCGCGCGCTACGTCAACAAGGATGCGCCGGCGATCGAGCCGAAAGACATCAGCGACGCGGCCAAGCGCCTCAACGTCCCGGTGAAGCACATCCGCGCGTTGAAGGAAGTGGAGAGCGGCGGCACGTCGTTCGACAATTCCGGTCGACCGATCATCCTGCCCGAGCCGCACATCTTCTACCGCGAGACCGGTGGCCGGTTCGGTCGCACGTCGTTCAGCTATCCGAAGTGGGGCGAGAAGCCCTACCCGAAGTCGTATGACGCGCGGTGGGAAATGCTCGCCGATATGGCCGAGTGCGACGAAGCCGCTGCACTGCGGAGCGCGTCGATCGGTCTGTTTCAGGTCATGGGGTTCAACTACGCCGCCGCTGGATACGATAGCGTTCGCGCGATGTGGGAGGGCATGACCGCCGACGAGGACGATCATCTCGAAGCGATGGTGTCGTTCATCCTGTCCGAAGGTCTGGACGATGAACTGCGCATGTGCCGCCCCGGCGACGCGGCCAGTTGCGTTCCGTTCGTCAGCCGCTACAATGGCCCCGGCTACAAGAAGAACGCCTACCATACGAAATTCGCGAAGGCACTCCGATGAACAATGCTCTGCCCGCTCAGTACCGGTTCTGGATCGCAACGCTGGTGATCGGCGGATACCTTGTGTTCGGCGGACTTGCTGCAATGTGGGGCGTTCGGGACGGCGGCACAGTGTTCGTCATCTCCGTCCTGTCGACGATGGGGCCGCTGGTCGGTTGGGTCGTCAAGGGGCTGTTCGAAGGCGAAGAAGCCACGGGCAAGCGCGATGACCCCATCCATGTGGAGGAAGACTGATGTTCGAATGGATCGCGTTGAAATGGGCGTCCAAACTCGGTCGGCC